AAACTACTCGGTAAGTGGACTCAATCTTCCGTCAACTCTATCGCTGAAATCGGAGGCACCGATGAGTTGGGAGCAATTACTCGAAGCGTCGGTGATAACACATTAGTCGACGGATGGGAGGAAATCGGAGATGGCAGTAGCGACGATGAAACAGACGAAGAGGCACAATGAAACTCGACGACTTCGAGAACGCTCTCCGCTCAGTGCTGGCACCTGATCCGCATCGGGACCCTGTAGACTTTTTAGAACATAACATTAAGAAGATTCCGTACTCACCGCAGTCTGGTGCTTTTCGGATTAGTAACTCGCCGTGGCTTGCGGAACCTTTACGCGCGCTGATTGACCCTGAGATTGAGGAGATTGCAATTCTTGGAAATGTTCAGTCTGGCAAATCGTGGGTCATCGAAGGTGCGTCGTGCATTATACCGATTCTGTTTCCAGGCCCAACACTTATTCTGCAGGACATCGACCGAAACGCTAAAGACTACCTCGACACTCGTTTGCGGATTTTATGGTCATCAGTGCCAGCATTAAAATCGTATATCGGTGAACAAGGCATACCGAAGTCTGGTGCGATTCAATTTCGTGATAATACCTGTTGGGTACTCGGCGCACACAATCAAAGTAACTTACAAGGTCGCTCGATTCGTTTTCTTCTTGGCGATGAAATCTGGCAGTGGAAAACAGGTTCACTTTCTGAAGCCTTCCGACGCATCACTGCGTATAAATGGAAAAGTAAGACGGTGTTATGCTCACAAGGCGGAGTCGAGAAAGACGAGTGGTCGTCGTACTGGGAAACTACAACCAGATCGGTGTGGTCGTTTGAATGTCCTGACTGCAAAACCGTTCAGCCTTACAAGTGGGAGCAAATCGTTTTTCCAAAAGAAGCTCGAACGGTCGATAACGGATGGGATTTAGATTTAGTCCGTCGCAAGACCACGTATAAATGTTGCGGATGCGATACGCACTTTGCGGACTCGAACAAAGTACGGCAGGAACTTAACGCGACTGGTCGCTATGTAATGACGAACCCGAACGCTCCTAAGTCTCGTCGTGGCTATTCGTATAATGCTCTTGCGATGCAGTGGGGTTTAACCTGGGGCGATTTAGCCGTTGAGTGCATCGAAGCAAAGCAAGCCTTCACGACTAACGCGGACAATACTCGCCGTCAGCAATTCATTCAGAAACGGTTGGCTCAAACCTACAAAGAGGAACCAGACGAAATTAACCTGTCCGCATCGGTCGGTAATTATAAGCTCGAAGAGGAATGGAGCGAAGAAGGTGGCTTCGTTCGTGGTAGACCTGTTCCTGGTTCAATGCTCAACGACGAGATGCGTACGGCCCCCGACTTTGTGCGGATGCGATTCCTTACGGTGGACGTTCAGCGTCGAGGCTTTTACTGGGTCGTCAGATCGTGGAATGGCGAAGGTGCATCGAGACTCATTCAGTGCGGTTACTCGTTTGCATGGGGCGAAATAATTGACGTGCAAAAGAAATTTCAGGTCCATCCACAGAACACTTTTGTCGATAGCGGTGACCAGCAAGATGAAGTTTTGACGGCCTGTGCAAATAACGGCTGGCACGCAACACGAGGCGACCAACGAAACGAATTTACGTGGAAGGTCAGAACCCCTGTTGGAATGAAGAACGAACACCGGGCCTATTCACCGCCTGTCGTGGAAAACATCGGACAGAAGCGAGCAAAGCGGACTTACTTTTCTAACCTTAGATTTAAAGACACACTCTCACTGCTTATCCGTCAGGGCAAACATACGCGCGCCGACGATGCTCCCGAAGCCTACCTGCAACAGATGCAGTCTGAGAAGCGAACTATCACGAACAACGGAAAACCAATCTGGGAGCAAATCGCCTCAAGAGATAATCACTTTTGGGACTGCGAGGTTATGCAAATGCTTCCTGCCCTCGGCTGGCGACTAATTGCCCAACCTAAAAACAAGGACTCCGAAGGCGAATCTAACGACGAACAAACAACCACAGGTAGTTAAATATGAATTTCTTGACTCTTTCGCATAAGACATGGCACGAGCAAGCGGATGTTTTCTTATTCTTACCCAATCTAAAATTGAGGCAATCGCTGATCGTGCAGCTACGCTTTTGATGGAAGGCAAAACCATGATGTCTTATTCAGACTCTGGCACATCGGTGACTAAATCTTTCCCGATGGATGTTCAACAGACTTTAATCGAGTGCAGATACGCACTCCAAATCAAAGACCCTGAGCAGTACGGTGCAATCGACCGCGTCAGAGTGTATAACGGCCTGTGGAACTTCCGAGGACTGTAATTTATGCCATCCAACAAGAAACCATCAAAGGCTAAACAATTTGTAAAGGACGCTAAGGCGAAAGCCAAGAAGAGCGATTCCTTAAAGGCTAAGTCGTACGGTGGCGGTGGTGGCACTGGTATCTTCTCGCAATTCGAGGGTGCCAAGTATTCTAATAAACGAAACTGGATTCAAACACCGTGGCCCGCTGACTTCAAGCGCACGATGACGACCTTTGACCGTCAGGAGTTAACGCGAAAGATGCGTTGGCTCTACGTCAATGCCGGTCTGATTAGACAAATTATTAACGACATGGCCCTTTACTCGGTCGGCGATGGCATCAAGCCACAGGCCGCATCAGGTAACGGATCATGGGACATTCAAGCGGAAAACTATTTTAAGAATTGGGCAAGCAAGCCTTGCGAGATTACTGGTCGATATAACTTCGCTGAGGTTCAGCAAATCGTTTGCAAACTCATCGACCGTGACGGCGAAATCTTTGTCCTAAAAACTTACGGCAAGAATGATAATCCTTTACTTCAGCTCATCGAATCTCACCGCGTAGGTGTTTCGCAGGATGCGTACGGCACTGCGTCAGGAATGTTTGACGGAGTATTGTTTGATAAATATGGTGCAGTCGTTGGCTATAATGTAATCCGCTCTGACGGCTCTGCTCGTCTGGTTCCTTCGCCTTCAATTTTACACGTCCACCATCCCGAGCAAGTGAGCGGTGCGAGAGCCTACTCTCCACTTCAGCACTCGATTAACAACCTCATCGACATTCTCGAAATCGTATCGCTTGAGAAAGTAGCGATGAAAGTACAGGCGGACGTGGTAAGAACTATCACACGCGAGAACCCTCAATTTGACGGATCGCAGTCAGACTTCGAGGCCTTCGGTATGCGTCCTCAAGATTATCCTGGTCAAGTCTACGACCAGCCTTCCGAGACTGGAACTTTCGTTGGTGGCAAAACTTTATCTTTAGCACCAGGAGAAGATTTGAAGATGGTTGAATCAAATCGAGCCAGCCCTAACACGGTCGGAGCGATTGAACACTTAAACCGAGACTCTTGCCTCGGAACTTTACCTTACGAATTTGTCGTCGAGCCTAACAAGTCTGGCGGTGCTATGCGATTAGTGGTCGCTAAAGCAGGTCGTACTTTCAACGCTCGCCAGCAGGTCTTAATCAATCGCTTACTTATCCCGACTTGGGGTTACGTTATCGGCAACGCAATCGCCAAAGGTGAATTGCCAGCAAACGATAACTGGCACCGCGTCTCTTGGGTAACTCCTAAGAAAGTAACTGTTGATGCCGGCAAAGAAGAAGCGGCGACATTCAAAGCAATTCAGCTCGGCCTTAAATCGTTTAGCGAATACCACGCTGAGAACGGCAACGACGCTCGTGATCACGACCTTCGTCGTGCGGCAGACATCCGTCACGCTATGGATGCAGCGACCGAGCAAAACATTCCTTTCTGGACGATGTACAAACCAGAAAACACATCGAACGCAGATATCACAATAACTCCCGACGATGATACACCAGTGAACGAAGCTGATGTACCCATGAACGACGGCAACGAACCCCTCTAAAAACAAAATAAACACTTTATGAAAAACTTAAACAAAGACATCAAGTCTCACCGCCCGATTTTAATTCAGCCCGCTCAGGCTGCGGAATACCTTGACCGCGTTGCTCAAGTCGACGTACCACTTAACGCTAAGGCTTCCGACGTGGAAGAATTTATGGCGATGGTGTTCGGCAAAGTCGAGACGCTTGAGAAATTCCCACCTTACGCAGTAATTCCTGTTAAGGGTGTTATTGGTAAGAACTTATCAGAACTCGAAACGATGTGCGGATGTTGCGATATTAACGATGTTCAAGAGATGCTCGAAGATTGCGAACGCGATGCGACCATCACGACCGTAATCCTTAACATCGACTCTCCAGGCGGTGTCTCCGTCGGTGTTCCTGAACTCGCCGAGAAAATTAAAAACTATTCCAAGAAAGTAATTTCATTTACCAGCAACGAAGCATGCTCTGCCGCCTATTGGATTGGCTCACAAGCCAGCGAGTTTTACGCAACCCCATCCTCTACGGTTGGATCTATCGGCGTGTACGTCGCTTTCCCTGATATGTCCGAAGCCTTCAAAATGGACGGCATCAAAATGGACGTAATTAAAGCCGGCATTTACAAGGGTGCTGGAATCCCTGGAACAAGTCTTGATAACAATCAGCGCAAGATGCTCCAAGATGAAGTCTTAGAAATTCACTCTGACTTTAAGAACGCGGTTAAGTCTGTTCGCTCATTCGTGGAAGACTCCTCGATGGAAGGTCAATGCTTCTCTGGCAAACGCGGAGCCGAGGCTGGTTTAGTAACTGGCTTGATTAACGGCTTCGATGAATTGATGGAATCACTCGACGCTAATGTCGCTAAACAGATGGAAGCGGACGAAGAGAACGACGCGCGCGAAGAAGAATCCGAAGAAGGTGAAGAAGAGGAATACGATAATTCCAAAACAAGATACGTTCACGCTAAAATTACCGCAGCTGAAAGAGCCTTACTTGGAGTAAATCTTAAGAAAGCCGACGATAAAATGGATGCCGAAGAAGAAGGCGAAGACGAGAAGGGCTATCCTGCACAACCCGAAGACCGCAAAGTAGAGCCTAAGATGGAAAAGATGGAAGATGAAGATTCCGAGGACGAAGATAAAAAGTCTGAAGACTCCGAAGGCGACGCTGATGAAAAATGCGAAGAAGAATCTGAAGAAGGCGAGAACTGCCCTAAATGCGGTAAGCCTCACGACAAGCCAGACGCAGAAGATGCTAAGGCCGAAGATGCTGAAGCGGACAAGTGCGACCCAGATGATCCAGACTATGACCCAGAGGACCCCGACTGCGACCCAGAAGAAAAGGCCTCTGAAGAATCTAAAAAAATGGCTGATGACCAAGCCGACTCAGGCAAGCGTCCTATCGACACCGACGAAAAGCACGACCGCACCGGCACTAATCGTCACCGATAATTCAGCAATCACTTGACTCTTTCGCATAATACAAATGACGCTCGAACAATCTCTCAAGGCTCTTAAAGAGGCTTTCACTGGAAAGTCTAAAGAAGCTGAAGCACTCGCAGAAGCACACGCTAAAGTCGTTGCATCAAACGAAGAATTATCTGCTAAAGTTTCTTCACTTGAAGCCGAAGCCGCTAAAGTTTCTGACCTCTCTAAACAGATTGAAGAACTCACTGCTAAATTGTCCGAAAGCGAAAGTCTTAAAAAGGCTGCGGTAACTCAAATCGAGTCCGTTGGTAAGAAGTCAGCCGAGATCGCAGCGTCCGTAGGTGTTGCTCCTGTTGAAATCAATCCTGCTACCGAAGCATCTGCTCCTAAGTCGAACGCAGAAATCTGGGAAGCATACATTGGCGAGAAAGATTCCGCTAAGAAGCAAGCCTTCTACAATGCTAACCGTGGTGCTATCATGGCACACCTGGGCATTAAATAATTTTCCCTCACTCACTCACTCATAACATACTATGTCTAACTCCGTATTAAATCAGGGTTTAGCTCCTCAGTTTGTCGCTGCCGAAACGCTCCGCACTCTGGTTCCTATTCTCGCTCCTCTCACTAAAGTAGCCGTAACCGATTTCGGTTCCTACGTTGGCGAAAAAGGTCAAGTTGTACACACTCGTTACGCTAACAAATTCACCGCAAGTGACTATGTAGCCGCTAACGGTTTCGTCGCTGCAACTGCTACCTCCACCGACGTTGCAATCACGCTCGCCGATCACCGCTACGTAATGACTTCTTTTACCGATACCGAGGTCTCCGCTATAAGTCTGGACATGTTGCGCCGCGTATTTATTTCCCCTATGGCAAACGCAACTGTTAAGAGCCTCTTCGATGACGTTGTAAATAGCACAACTTCTGCTAACTACTCCACCGCTGCTTACTCTGGTGCTAAGGCTTCCTTCAACCGCGTTGCCGTTGCTAACGCTGCAACCAGCCTCACTAAAGCCAACCTTCCTTTCGAAGGCCGTGCTTTACTCCTCAGCCCTGACGCTTTCGGTCAACTCTTACAAGACGCTTCTGTTGCTCAGTACCTCTCCATCGGAGACACCTCAGTAATCCGTGACGGCAAAGTAGGTCGCTTACATGGCCTCGATATCTTCGAGTACAATGGCTTCCCAACCTCCGGCACTGCTTACACCGAAGGTCTTAATGGTATCGCTTCATGCCGCGAAGGACACGTTGTTGTCACTCGCACTGTTGCTGCTCCTACCACTGGTGGTGGCGAACAAATCAACGTAACTGATCCAGATAGCGGATTCACATTCGCTCTCCGTAGCTGGTACGATTGGACTAAGGGTATGACCAACATCAGCGCATCCTGGTTAACAGGTCATAGCGTTGGTAACCCTGACGCCGCTCAGCGTATTGCCTTTACTTCGTAATCGCGATTCAATCATAACGAAGAAGAGCCTCCCAGAAATGGGGGGCTTTTTTTTGCCCCGAAATAATTGACTGGCTCGCATAAACTATAAATGAGCATCCAAGACGAATGGGCATCCGATGCCTCGCAAATTCTAGCCGAGATTCCTAAAGCCGTCACCGTCCGCCGTGGATCAGGCGCGTCGACCTCGTTTAATGTTTTAGTCTCACCGCCCATGGTCAGTCAGGACTTAGAGACTGGTGGCTTCATGAACTCTACCTCGTTCGATGTTAAATTCCTCCGCACGGACACGGAAGCCCACGCAGGGGTCGTAATCTTTGGAAACTTAATTCGTTTTAACAATGCGGACTATCGAATCGTTGCAATTAACGACCGTCCGCCCTCCGCTTGGATTATCGTCAAGGTACAATCGAAAGGGGAGCCAGCCTAAAGGTGACTGCTGGAAGGGGTGTTTTACCCCTCTGGCTTGCCTTCTGGGACGCTTTGATTGTATGGCGGTAAAGACTACCTATGGAGTCCAAATAGACTCGACTGCCTTACAGAAGCACTTGCAGGACTTTTCGAGGGTTATGGGTCTTGAATTAGGCGGTGTTGTAAAGCATCAGGCGGCCTTATGGTGCCGTGACATGATAGATTACACTCCACCATTCACCAGCCCTGGTTCGGGTTCCGATAAAGGAGCCTATAAAATCGGAGCCGAGAAAGTCGCTGGTCAGATTAAATCTATTTTTAAGCCTATCCTTAGTACCACCTCATCAGCTTCTCCTACTGAAATCGCCGCCATCGGTCGTGAGGATGTTTTCAAAATGTGGACAAGGGGAATTAAGGCCGGTAAAGCCGACGATTGGACAACGCGTAATCACCGCAAAATTAAATGGTCAAGACTTCAAGAACTTGGTGGCTCTTTAGTCGGTGGCACTCCTCGATATACTGATCGCGCTGGAATGAAAGCCTATCACGATTCGGTACGCTCAAACGGTGGTCGTGGTGCAGTCAGAAAATCACAAATTAACAAAGGCAATTTTATATTCGTTAAAGACGATTCTGACATTAACTGGTTCATCAAACAAAAGCAGAAGAATGTCGGTATCATGAAGTCTGGTTATTACTTTGCTACTGAAGTTTTAAGGGAGTCCGTAAGTTTTCCTGCATGGGTTAAACACATCGAAGGACAGAATGAAAAGATAGTTATTGATAATACTAAAAAGCCTATGCTTCCAACTGTTACTGTTGGAAACAAAATCGGCAACATTACGCAGAAAGTATCTGCCAGCCGTGTTAACTTTGTAACTCGTTTGCGAGCTGAGAAAATGCGTACGCAAATGAAGAACGAATTGAATCGTAAAAAGATTTCACTTTGGGATGCTACAATGTCTGGTCAAATCTCAGGCACCGCCTCCTACTTCCACTAATCACTTTATGCCTACACTCTACGGAATCCGCACCATCACGGAAGAATCACTCTTAGCCTGGTTCACGACCAACGCGTCGGCTTTGCCTGGTATTCAGATTGTCAAAGGCCAGACTGCCGACATCCGATCTGTCCCGATTATCATTCTCCACGCTGAGACTGCAACGGCTCACCGCGACTTCGGTGCCAAGCCATCGGGCAACTTCGAAATCTCCGTAAAGATTTACATCTACTCATCCGCAGACGATAACACCCTCGACCAGCATCGTGCGCGCGTTGAAGCAGTACAAGGCATCATGCAACACTTTGACGGCCTTCAAGCTGCATGGACTCAGGGCTCGCTCTACGCTGGCTGGATTAACTCTGACGACGAAGGGGTATCCGACCGCCGTTATGGTAATGTCCTGTCTTACACGCTGGTCTGCGTATATCCGCCCGAAGCCGTTTAAGGCTTTCCGCTGACTCTTGACTCTTTCGCATAGAATATAACACACAAACATGGCCGACACAGCAACTACATACGGAGTAACCCACGCTTACGGATTAAATGGTACGCTCGCTTTTGCGACTATCCAATCCGATGACATTTCACTTAAGAAAGCACTCGACGTAGAAATTATGGACGAGAACGGTGTGGTCATTACTGATCGTCTTGATGACACTCGCTCCGAAGTATCAGTTAGCGGTGTATTAAAAGTTAAATCGACCTATCCTGTAATCGGTGAACATTTCACTTACGATTCTGTTCAGTACATCATCAAAGAAGTAACTGACGCTGGAACCAACAATGGTTTCCGCAAAGTAGGTCTTAAACTGGTTAAATACCAAAACATCGCCTAACCCCAATAGGGGTTTTCCCACTGTGGCTACCCGGTGGACTCAGGCTGCGACGATTTTACCGCCGACTATTAAGGTCTGCGGTCGTCGTCTTTTGCCGTTCTGCCTTCGTCATCGTGTGGCACTACAAGCGATTAACTCACCGCTGTTAAGCCTGGACTCGGACATTAGAGCTGAGGACGTAATCGCTGGTGCTAAAATTTTATCGAGTCACAACATCGAGGACTTTAGAAAACCATTGTCATTCTTTGAACTTATCCACTTGCACAATATGCGTGTAAGTAAAAAGAAACTTAAAGAGGAGGCAGGTAAGTTACTTTTATACTTTCAGGCTCAATCTCTTTGGCCTCGCTTCTGGGATCAGGACAAAAAAGGAAAAGACATCGGTGTAGACTGGCCTTTGGTCGTGGTTGCCAATTTGACCAGGAACGG